CCCGTCTCGCACTGGGCGAGTTTGATGTACCACTGCTTAGGCATGGGGTGATTCCAGTCCTTTTGCGCATGGGCTGGTGTCGCCATTAGAGCTGTCGAGAGTAAAGCTGTGACCATAATTTTTTTAATCAATCCTCAAAAACCTCGGTAGGCAATCCCCACGTGCCCCAAGTTTCATACCTGGTGGCCACTTGGGCCTGCACGATCAGATTTGTTTCAGGGTCTATAAACACCTGTACTAGTAATTTCCTGTTGGCCGATACTAACGGTATGTAGGTGTAGACCTTTGGCTTTTGGCTCACCGGTGGTTCCACCAGATGAGCAGGGCACAGGTCATGCCTACGCCACAGGCAAAGCCAAAAAGGGCTGACCAGTAAAAGATTGCATCGGCGCTCATGACATGCCCTTTACAGCGTCTATGCCTTGCTGGGTGATTGCACACACAATGCCCTGAGAGCCACTTAGGAGGGCTCTACGCGTGCCTGTGTCTTGGATTAGTCCCAGTGTGCGTAAATCGCTGCAGCGCTTCCAATAGCCCTTTATGTCATGACCGTCTAAAACGGCTCGAGCGCCTGCTTCCTCATCGGTCAAGCCAAGAGTGGCGTAGAAATACTGGCGTAGCAGGATTGCTCTGTGGCTTCCTACTCGTAACGGCTTGATTTGCCTGCTGGTTTCAGGGTCGGTGTCTCTGAATAGTGGTAGGTCTGTAAAAAGCATGTCGGTGCTCCCTCTGGTAGTTGGTTTTTTTACCATAGCAAAAACAAATTGCTATTGGTGGATACCTACGGCTTGGCTGGTTTTGGCAAGGCTCGCCACGCTGCCTCGAGGGCTTTAGCGTCTGTGGCCATGTCCATCTCAAGCTCAAAGTGCAGCCAAGCACCACCTGTACCGGCGCTTTCCTCAGCGTTGGCATAGACGCGTACCCCTTTGGAGCCCTCACCTCGACTACACCTAAAACCTCTGCCATGCTCGCCGTATTTGTAGTCATGCAGCTCTACTAAACCGATAGCTTCGGAATGTTCGATTAGCCAATCCCACAGCTCTTTAGCATCGGCACGACCTGCGCGTGTCGGTGGATACCCCACATCACCAGCAACACCGAGGCTGTGCACAGACAAAGTTTTTTTGCCTCGCATGTTGCGCACCACCCAAGTGCCCAGATTGGTAAACGATGGGTAGCGCCGTTTGCATAGATCCATAAACTTCTCGGTGCCTGGCAGTTTGCTTTTGCCTGGTTCGGTCACTGGGTAGTAGGGGTACTTACGAGGCACGACCAAAAGCCTTGTCTGCTGGGTTGAAGTAACGCATGGCTGTAGGTATGGCTGCAGCCCAGACTGCGTTGAGCGTTGCTGTGGGGCTTTGTGTCGCTGTGTAGGTGGCTACTGCGCTGGCAAGTAGTGAGCGTCCGTATGAGGCAATTAGTGCTTTGTGTTCTGTTGTTAGGTTCATTCTGTTTCCTTTGGTGGTTGTTTGGCTGGCGCTTTCAAACCATTTGAAGCGAGCAATGATGAGAGCGCACCCGAGAGAAAGAGCATCATGGGCGATAACAACGCCCACGCACTTTTATCATTCTCACTGACCTCTAAAGGCTGTACCACAAATAGCAAGCCATAGAGCAGAGCAGCTGTTGAGGCCACGAATGTGACTGAAAGTGTGATGCCGACGATCAGTATGAGTCGGGCTTTGATTTCGTCGTTGGTGTATCGCTTTCTAGCCACAGCGACCACCACCAACTTGATCTGGTGCTTCTACTACACCGGGTGCTTTGTTTTTGATGCGTTCGCAGTTCACTCTTGTACGGTCTGCGCAGGCTGTGAGGGTGATGGCGAGCAGGCTAATCAGGGCTAGGCGTTTCATCGGTTGCCTCCATTGTCCAGCCTGTTGCGAGTAGGGCTTCGTATTCTTCGTCTGTCATTTCTCGGGTTGTCCCGATGTCGTCTATTTGTATCTTTGGTCGTGTCATGGTTTAGCCCTTTCGGTATCCGTAAACGCTAATAGTGCCACCTGTAAGAGTGCCTGTATTGGTTATATAAGAAAACCCAGTAGCCGATGTTGTTGAGGTGCAAAGCCCTGAGAAGTTGTAGTAACCAGTTGTAGAAATACCAGCCATATTCAACATAAATTTCTGTTGGCTTAGAAAAGGTGAAATGACATCAAAACTTGTTGTGTATCTAGTTGCATTGACACTCCCAACTAGCCATTGCACAGCCAATGCTGGGCCGTAAGCGTTTAGGGTTGCAGTACCTGGCGTCATAAAATAGCCCACAGTTTGGTAGTTACTACCTGTAATGCCTGTGAATTGAAAACTAGCGTCAGTACCGACGCTGTTAGTTCCCCCAGAAATAATTATTTTGTAGTTGTCATAAGTTGCGCTAAAAGCATCTGCAACGGGAACGCTTGCGACTCCTGTCCCGATTGTTACTTGCTTGACAAATACCAACCCTGAGTTGGCTAGGTAGGTGTTGGTGTCGCTTGCTGTGAGCACCTCACCAGTAGTAAAAGTCTTTATAGCCATGTTTAGTATCCTAACTTGTTGTTATTAAGCGTGCCGAAAACGGTCGAATTGAGTATGAGGTAGTTATTCAAATCAGCACCCGACAGGTAAAACGTGTAACGGCTCGACTCAGGAGTAGCCGTCACTCTCACACCCTCAATAATTGACTGGTACACCGTGCCACGGAAAGTGACCGACACCCTCGCCCCAATCACAAAACCAAACGTTGTGAGACCCATGTAGTCCATCTCAAAAGAACTCTGAGCCTCAGCCAAACAAGACACACTGGTCAAAGCAAACTTCTGTGTGCCGTACTGACTCAACAAAAAGTTGGCCTGGTCGAGAGCCTGACCGGTAGAAGCCGAAAGGCTGTTCACCGTGTAAGTACGAAACGGCGCAACAGCACCCACATTGGTGACGGTCTGGGCTGCGAAGTTTGCAGGGTCAACTGTTACCTGTGTGTAGAAGTTGTCTGACAGCGCACCAAAATCCACTTGGTCATACACCTGATTAGTGGCGTTGTTAGCCACATCAGAGAAGTTCACTGTGCACACACGATCGTTATAAGGGCCGTTGCAAAGAATAAAGTTGGGCCCTGTAGCGTCAGCCATACGTCCATTCAAAGTAACTAGCGATGCGTTTATCCAGTCGCCCCAAGTGCCCGACACCGTTGATGAACCCATTGCAGGTGACGTTGGCTCGGTGCTAATAACTAAACCTGACTCCACACCAGCTGCAGTGCATTGGTTAGCAAAAGTATCTGCAGCCATTGCATAATTCAGACCTGACATTCTTGAGGCTTCAGCAAAACTGCCTTCAAGGGTCACATTGAGATAGTCGGCCTGACCGACACCAGATGCAAACGGTATGCCATAGGTGACGCTCACATCTTTTATGTTTGCGTGAAACATCGCATAGTTACCGTCTGTCGTGTTCGGCCCCCAAATACGCACATAAGTACCCGGCACCATTGCCGTGTTAGGTGTGGCGTATCCAGTCGGATAACGAATCGTCAGCGACCCTGTTGAAGCGCTGTACTGGTCAAGCATGAATTGCCTGCCGATGCTGAACGAGATGTTCTGAACATCGTCTAACTCAACCCATGTGCCTGTGTTGGCTGTAGTTGAATACTCGACTTTGTAGTTGTACGGCATCAGAAAGCGTTATTTGTTTTGATTGGGATAGAGCCGTTCTGACGCATGTAAGTACGCAACGCTGCCACCACTGCGTTAGGGTCGCCACCACTCACGTTGATAGTCACACTGTTGCCACCCATCTGCCCCATGCGATCTAATGGGATTACAGCCTCGGGACCTTTCTCACCAATCATCGCGAGTATGCCCCCTGGCGTATTTACGATGCCACCCTCAGCGAGCATTGGAATGTTAGGCACATCGAAGCCCTTGCCACCGAGGCCAGGCACCCAGCTCGGAACTTTGAAAGACAATTTACCGATGGTGTTATTCCAGAGGGTAGCAATGCCGTTGAAAATGCCCTTATAGAAGCCGAGCAAAGTCTCAAAGTAGCTTTTGATTACGCCAATGCTAGAAGTGACCACGGTATTGATGACACTAAAAATGCTGTCCACAATGTTGCGAAAGCCCTCAAACTTTTTGTAGGCCAGCACTAAACCAGCCACCAAAGCAGCAATAGCAATAACCATGAGTGCAATGGGGTTGGCAGACATGACAAGGTTAAACGCTGCCTGGGCAACTGTCGCTGCGATGGTGTATGCAGCTTGCAATTTGAGGTAGGCGTTATAGGCAAGAATGATGCCAGCGAGCGTGCCGATGACACCAGCCACTGCCAAAAATGCTGTGGTGTTCTCACTAGCAAAATTGCCGAGCGCAGCGAATACCGGCAGTACAGCATTTACTGCAGGCAAAAGTGCAGCGCCTATTGACTCTTTGGTTTCTTGCAGGCTAATACTGAGGCGTTTGAATTGCCCCTGAGCAGTATTTGCAGCTGTCGATGCAGCACCACCTGTGGCTGTGCCGATGGCGTACATAACGTCCTCAAACGATGCTCCGTCCTCGATCATCTGTCGGTATTCGGGTGCCAACTTGGCTAGGGCTTTGAGGTTGCCACCGTAGGCCTTCTCTAAGGTTTTTGTGACTGTCGCCAGTGGTATGCCTTTTTGCGCTGCAATGTCCATTGCTGCACTTGCTAGTTTTTGCGCTTCACTGACCGAGCCTGTAGCGCGAACAAGGCCAGCCAAAGCAGGGCGTAGCTCATCATCGGTTACGCCTAGCAACCTGCCCTGTGCAGAAATAAAATCCTCAACACCAGCGACCTGTGCATCGGTTGCGCCAGTGGTTGCTTTAAGTTGGCGTGACAATTCAGCTTGCGATGCAGCGTCCTCGATTGCTGCTTTAGTAGCGTCACCGAGGGCAACAGCTAAACCAGCCACTGCTGCAGCTGCAGGTAGCGCTGCCTTCTTGAGGGCGAAATTTGCCTTGGCTCCCACGGTGCTGAGGCTCTGAAATTCCTTCACTGCACGGTCAATTCCCTTCGAATTGAACTCGCTTACGATTGGTATGTAAACAGCCATTAGCCGAGTGTCCTGTTCACCTGATTGAGCACTTGCTCAATGGCCTGCAAAATGTCTTTAGTGGCTTGGCCATAGATGTATTCACGCTGTCGCCACATGCCACGCTGGGCAGGGCCGTAAGCCATTGTGAGGTAACTCGAAAATTGGCCTGTGTCGCCACGCAAACCTGCCATGTCAAAAATGGCACCACCGGCATCTTTTTGAATAAGCGTCACCAGTGGGAACGAGCCACGCTGGCTACGGCCACCCACCTGAATGGTTACACCCTTGCGTACTTTCTTAGGGTCATACGCAAGACGACCTGTGCCTTTCTTAGATGGCCCCATGCCCGACAATGGAGGCACGCCAGGGTAAGTCTGAGCCACGCGACTCACCATCTCAGCGCCACTAGCTTTGATCTGGTTCACGGCCTTGAACTTGGTTTTACTGTCAATCTTTTGTAGTTCAGCCAGCGCTGCCTTTAGGCCGTAAATCTCGGTGCTTGCTGTAACGCTCATTTGGCCTTTTTCCTCTGCTCATTGATAATACTAATGCAGGTGTTCAGGTCGGGTACATCAAACTCTATTTGTGGTGGCCACCAGCCACACTCGACTAGCAGTGTTGCTAGGGAATGTCGGTAGGTGCCACCTCGGTAGGGTTTGCGTCTGGTTGCTCGATCACCTCAAGATTGACCAGTTGCTTGATGAAGTCGTCAAGCATAAGAGGCACAGTCACTGAGCCTTGCTGTTTGCTTGCCTCGTGAGCCATATAAGCCAAGTCCTCAATACCGAGGCCACCTTCTTGGATTTGGCTAATTTTGCGTTTGTATTTACGCTCCCACATAACAATGGTGTAAAGGTTCGTGGTAACTGTGTAGTCACCCGAGCCGATGTTTACTCGCATGGTTAGTTGCATGTCGGGCCTGCTTTCTATTTAGGGTTTAGGGCGATGTAATGTCGCGTGCGAATGTGCCACCGGTGAATGTCACCTCAATCATTGAGAGCTCACCATAGGAGCCTGTGATTGGTGTGAACGATGACAGCATTGCATTGGTGATGGTGTACTCAGGGTTAGACGCTGACTCTGTAGCACCTGCAGGTGAAAGTACAAGCACTGAGGTACCTGTACCTGTTGCAGCGAAAAGGGTGGCTTCAACAGATGATGCACCATAAGCAGCGTAAAGCGTGAGGGTTACCTCTACGGCCTGCAAGCCTTTTACAAACACATGGCCTGCATCGCCGAAGCTGGTGGACTCAAGCGAGTCGTAGCCAACCGTCAATGTGGCAGATGAGCAAAGCGTAGTTAGATCAACAATGGAGCCACCTGTGGCTGGGTTGAGGGTCACTGTTGGATTGGTGAGATAGGTGGTGGTGCTCGTGGCCATTTTCAGTCCTTTTGTGTTAGGTGTTGTCGGCCACCAGTGATGCTTTTATTATGTCAGATTTTACTAGGGCAGGTGAGCATTATAGGTATGCAGCCTGCAGAGATATTTGCAGATCATAGGCAGGGAACTCTTGCCCACCGATACTGGCAAGCCCTGGCCTGCCATCGGTCACGGCAACATTCTTGTCAAGTAGTGCAGCTGCGATTGCAAGCAATGGCCTGAGCGTATCTAGGTTGCCTGGCCCTATACCGATGACGCGCACAGGAAAACGCATAGTGACGATTTTGTTATTGAAAGCTTCAAAGGTAGGAGCATCGATAAAGCAACAGTTGCTGTTGAGGTTGCGAGGGTCTGTCACTACTCGCAGGCCTGTGATGGTGGCAAGGGTGGTGGCTAGGTCGTCTATGGCCTCATTGAATAGGTCTGTGTAAGCCATTACGCAACAGCAGGCCTATCGATACCTAGCAACTGTTTCACCATCGGTGTGAACGCATTGGTGGTGATTGCTTGCCCCATTGCATCAAAGCTTGCAAACTGGTCAATGCTGCCACGCTGACGGAAGTAAGCGCCAGCCAACATGATTGTGCCGAGCGTGCAATCGCCAGATGGGCTAGTGCTAAGGCTGTCGTAATACCCTGCTTCTTGCCTACGCCGATAGGCAACCTGGTTACCGGCAGAAACGCACTGTGCAAGAAAGGTTGTCTCATCAGCACTAGGGCTAGTAAGGCCAAGCCATAACTGCACATTGGCGCTACTTACCCAGGTGCATGTTTGCGTGTAAGTAAGGGTGCCAGGTGGAATTGCTGCAGAGCGTTCTAGATCACCATCGGCATCATAAAACATAACCTGATTAGGTATCGGCTCGTTTGCGTCAAGTTGTATGTCGCCTTCATCGCTTACACCTACAAAAAGGTATTGAGGCAATGCGTAAACAGTGTGTGTGC